ATCGCAACTAAAATTTAGCCGAGTCCGTTATGCACCACTAAGTACACCTTTTAGTTCTTTATATTCTTTTATAGTTTCTATTTGTCCATTTTGCTCATAAAATCTCTCGTAAGTTTCAGTAATACAAAATGTCTTTGAAGTTGGCTCAAACCACCAATCATCATCTTTTGCAGTTTCTTCTGTTTTAACTTGGTTACTGTAAAGCCATTCTTCGGCTTCTTTATCAAATGCTTTGTAAATCATTCTTTCTATTTTAAATTAACGGTGCATAACACCATATAAAATTCATTTCGTTCCTCAACGCATTTTATACAACACGTTGTGTGTAATACTAATCTTCTGTCATTTTTTTGATAAATTCTGATACATCCATAACTATACAGCATATCAATATAATTGCAAAAAATGTTTCATACCCACGTTCTGGCATTTCTGCTAAGTTTCTTAATGCACCGCCAATAATAGATAATCCAATAAATGTTACTGTTCTCATTTTTTTGTTTTATTTATTTATAGTTCATTTCGCTTTGAATAGCTCCATTTTCATATTTAGTAACTTCTAAATAAATACCTTTTTCCGGTCGCTGTATTTTCTTGCCTGATAAATTATAGTATTCTTTTTGCATCTTTTGAATTTGTAGCTCTTCTAGGCTGCTTGTATTAGTGTCGCACACGTCTAAAGCTACGATAGTAATTGAATCAGATACAGTTGGACAATTGTTTACATCTATCACATTAGCGTAGTAAGTACCTCCTATAAATGTAGTAAAAGGATTTGCCGCATTTGCTGGCATCCAATTGATCAAAATAAAATCAGCCGGATTGTTTACGCTTAAAGTGCTTGATTCAGCAAGATCAATGCAGATGGTATCTTGTGAAGCTGTTACAATAGGTGTAATCGGTAAAGGGTCAGTAAGTGTAATTATTGTAGTGCTGTCATATATGCTCGTTCCGCATGGATTTTGCATCATGAAATTTTGGTAAACTCCCGAACCAAGTCCACCAATCGTGATAACTCCTGAACCGTCAGCAATGTATGTATCTTTAATCCCTGTGCTATCATTTTCAAAGTATACGCAATAAGTTGAATCTGCGAGTAAATTAGTTAAAATTATTTGACCGTCATCGTATCCGCATCCTGTGGGATTGACGAAACTAATATTTAAAAGCGTATCGCTGAATTCGATAACGTTAATTGTAACAATACTATCACAACCCACTGAGGAAATATATGTCTCTGTGTACGTGCCTACGGTGTAACTATTGCTTTGTGGAGAGGTATATTGATCACCTGGACAAATGGAAACGTTTAAAATACCTGTCACCGGTGCAACCGTATTGACATTAATGAACGCGCTAGATTGACAACCGGTTGAATTAAACATAATTACTTCGTACGGATATGGAGTTAATGAAACTACTCCGGTGGAATCTGGATACAATGTAGTCCCTGTCACCCAATTATTGACATACCAAGATGCGACGTTTAAAGCTCCGTATGTAGTTGGATCAAAACTAAACGGCAATCCAGAACATGTTTCATAATTTGTTACTAATGCTGTTTGGTCTATGTCGTTTTGGTTAACAAAATTAATCGAAACCTGATTCGTTCCATTGTTAAATACCATTGTCCCACTTTCGGAGGGCATTATCCAGTTAAAGAACTGAGCCGAAGGAATTACTGACCAGTTAAAAAATAGATCATAAAGTGAATAGGTAGTAAATGACGTGTTCCCTTGATCCGTATTTTGGAAAGATACATCTAAAGGGTTTACAGCACTACTATCATAACTTATGAAAATAGATACGTCTGCGGGGTCTGCACATGTGCTAAACGTTTGCCCGTCTACGTTATTCCCTAGAGAATCTGTTATCGTTCCCGTTGGGGTGTCATAAAAAAATGTTTGACTATATGCGGTTAAGCTAATAAGTGTCGCTAAAATTAAATTAATTGTTTTCATTTTTATCTGTTTTTAATTGATTGATTGTTTTAATTGTTTTTTACCGTTTGTTCAATTGTAATTTTCATCTTGTCTTAATATTTTTCCCATGCATCTATATGTTTTGGTTGATATTTTAAACTTCCTGATGATCCGTCAGAATATTCATAAATTTCCAATGTGTCTTTATGACTCGTTTTCTCATTACCATTTACAACTTCTTGTTCAAATTTATGATTGTCTAAATAGTTATCGTAACCAACAATTAGGAGGTACATAAACCATCCCCAACCCAAACAAACAGGAATCATCATTAGTGTGAGTTTATTTTTCATAGTTAAAGTGTTAAAATTAGTTTAGTTTTTTAGATCTATTATGCATTGTTTTAAACGGTTCTCTGATTTTTATTCCTGGTATTTTTTCTATCATGTAAAATACCCCTAACGTTTTTAATAACTCATATTTTAATCTTCTAAAACTTGCGTGAATCATTTTTTCATTGTTTATTTTAATCATCTATTCAAAGAGTTGTGTTCGTTAATCTTGCTCATCAAGTCAGTATTGTAATTAGTGAAAAATCTTTTCCTATCACTGTCATTGCATCCAGCACTTATTTTCTGACCTTCTCTTTTTTCTGGGAATACACTTCTTTCTATTAGTACATTGTCCCATTCTACTTTTTCAGACCTGTCCAAAACCAAATCTGTAAAGTATTCAATTGCTTGTTTAAAGTTTTTCATGATGTTTTTTTTAAATATTTTATTCTGATTTTCTTAAAAAATAGTCTTCGAATGTACTATCAATATCTCTTCTTAATTCAGATGTTAAGTTCATTTTCTTTACGTCTTTTCCTTTGTAAAAAATGTCGAAATCATGAACCTTTTGATTCCATTCTAAAGTACACAATGTTTCTAAATGATCATTCTGCCAGTAATACATTACATCGACTTCATACTTATTGTTATCCTCATCTAAAAAGAAAAAATCTCCATCCGTTTCGTAAAACCAAATTGAGCCACTATCTATAATAGTAATTTCATTAACCTTTTCTCCTTTTGGAGACTCCAGTTCTGCTAGATTAATATTAGCATACACATTTTTACCTGACTTGTAATATTCCATGTTTATTGTTTTGATGTTTCAAATATATATAATTATCTTTAAATAAAAAAGCCCTGACGTTAATCAAGGCTAATTTTATAGGTTTAATTTATATTCTATTCCAGTAGAATTTGTTTGTAGTGCATTGATCCGTATTTCATTTCTATTTCAAGAATGTATATCCCTTTATCATATTTAGAGACATCAAATTTATGATTATTAGAGTTAACCATTTCATCTATCACTACTTTACCTGAAGTAGAAACCAATCTAACTGAATTAATTTTTAGTTTTGAAGTTATTTCCAAAGATGTGTTAACCGGATTTGGATAAACATTACACTCTATGTTTGACTCTTGCAATCCTGCCTGAGAAGAACAATCTAACGGATTACTTGTAACACATACGTCATCAATGAAATAAAGGGCAAATTGAGCCTGACATCCCTGTATTGTAGTAATAATGCTAGAATTAGCATTATCAAAAAAGTTACCTATAACCATATAATCAAATGGCTCTGAAGGAATAAACGTGTAATTCAGTTCAGTCCACCCTGCCGAGTCACTTATGATAAGTGTAGTAAATATGTCAGGATTGTTGTCTGGAAATAATTCGCCTGGATCTCCTATAAAGAATTTTGCTCCAATTCCATTCGTCGCAACACATGACATAATATCTTCCTTTATTGAAATAGACACATTAATTGTTATTGAATATGAAACTCCTACATCCATTGGACTATTCAACTGAACACCAATGTATTCTCTTTGGTCAGCATATCCATACATTCCAGCAAATGCATACCCTTCGCCAGATAATGGCTGCTGATATCCTCCTAAATTTACTGGATTTGAATAAAATGAACCCAGATCGCATGAGTTAAAATAGTCAGGTGTTATACCGTGACCCTTCCAAGGTGTTGCTCTGTTGATTTGATTTGGAGCGTTTGGACAAGTGTCAAATATTTCAAACCCTGGATTAGGAACTAAGTTTTGCGCAAATGATGTTGCACTAATTAACATTACAATTAATAATTGCTCCATTTTTAGGAAGTTTTTTTTAAAAAAATAGGAGCTATATTTCAAGCTCCTTTGTTACTTATTCTTCGTTTTTAGGTTTTCGCTTTCGCTTCGTAGCCTCTTTTTCTGCGTTATGATTTCTTACGCTTTTTCCGTTTGCTTGCTTCCATGCATTGCGAACCTGTCCAACTTCTTTCATTGGTAACGTTCTAACTGCTTGCTCTTCTGATACGCTTCTGAGCCATTTGCAGTTATACTCGTTATCTCCTAGTTTCAGTTTATTCATATTACAATGCTGCTACAGTAGAATCAGCTACATCGTATCCTGAAGCCGAAATACTTACTCTAATTACATCTGATGCTGTTTGAGCAGGAATTGTTATTGTATATGACCCTGGAACAGTCTCAACAACACCACTCGCCACAATAGCTGAGTCAGTTGTAACATTGTAAACCGTGAAGTCTGCCAAAACTAGACCTTCTATATCATCTCGATCATTTGCTGTTCCATTACCAGTGAATACTACACTTTGTAATTCGGTTGAAAGCAACGCAGTCAAAGTTTGGTATCCAGAAAGATTCCCTCGCAATGTAGTTGCATCATATCCTAACTCGTCCTTAGTAATTACATATGAGTTAGATTCACATTCGTATTTATCTAAATCAAATGATACCATAATCTTTTGTCGAGTATTATCCAATGCATATTCTCTGTATGCATCAAATGTCTCTACATCCATCTTATATCCTCGTAAAAGGTTTGATGTTAACTCGTCTTTAATTCCCCACCAGTTACCATTTTGATCTATGATAAAAAAGCTAACGTCTGTACATCCAAGCTTTTCAAGCTCTCTCAAGTACATATTGCTAGACTGCTTTTTCCACAATGACCATGCAAAGGTTCTAACGCCTCCAGCTCCGGTTTTAGCTTTGTTTCCACTAGGAAGGGTTTCATACTCAGTATCAGTTCTATCAAATGTAGCATTCTCAACACGAGGCTGCGGATACAGTCGAGAGTTCACAGGTATTGTCGCTAGAATTCTATCTTTGATATCTTGTCCAACAGTAGGACTTGAAACATCAATAGAGTTAACAGCTCCCGTATCATCTAGTGTAGGTACGATAACGATAAACGCGATCGTTGCCATTTCAATCAAGCATCTAGGATCTCCCCCATTAGGGAACATCGGACTAGCGCATGAACAAATATTTGTTGCCATTTTTATTTTTTTTTAGTTAACAGTTACAATCGTATTCCCGTCTAACAGATATAGTAATCTGTAAATCGACACCAGTTAAATTCGCACTTATGATATTGGCCTCCATTCCTTGAGATGTTTCCTTACCAAACTTTGTAAAGTTTCTAGTTTGGTAGGTCATTTCAGATGAGTAAAACATTGGATTTGACTTTATTGATTCAACAAACCAATGAACCATATTATATATAGCTCTCAACCTTTGATTGTGAGTGTCAATTGTATTCCATTGTTCAATGTTGTTTGAATCTAAAAACACAATTCTTAAATCACTCTCTCTTTCAATTGAGTTTTCATCTGAATTAAACCTCTCGCTTGTAGGCTCAATCATCCAACACAAAGGGAGCTTTTTCCTTTCATCTGGATTAAACTCGCCCCACTCTTTATTTGTCGCGATTGGTGTCCCGACAAAAAATATAGGGTTCGTTAATTTCAGAACGTCTCCTGAAAATACATATGCTCCATCTGGAGATAAAGTAATAATTTCATTGTCGTAATCTACATCTAAAATGGTGTAAACATTATCCAATGAATCATATACCTTCATGTTGATTCTTGCCCATTTTACATCACATACTGTTAAGACTTCACCTATAAATGATAAAACCTCAACCTCACGATCCATCTTGGTAACAATCTCATCTCTAACTATGTATACAATGTCTTTCAAAACAATGGTAAGATATGTTTTTCAAGTCCTAAAAAATCAGGGTATACTGAGCTGTTCTCACATATGTATCTCTGAATAGAGCAATATGTTTCAATTGACTCATTCCATCTAGACTGAAGATTAGCTTTAAACTGAGTTGCCTCTGTTGAATTCTCCTCCTTCTTCTTTACTGACCCGTTTGAAGTCCTTTGTGTTATTATGTCTCTAGACCAGTAGAAGTAAACGACACCCAAAAGAATGTCGTTTACACCTCTACTATTTAAGATTGTGCCGCAATCTAACTGAACAACAAACGGATCTCTTAGGAATGTATATATAGGATCACTCCCAGCAATACCTGTTACCCATAAATCGTATAGTTCCTTTCCGAATAGTTGAATAAGAGTTATTTCCTCATACCTATCTATGTATGAGTTTAATTCGCTCTCGTTAAAGTCATTCTTCGTTAACTTAAACTTATTTACAAAATCGTCTGTTGTTATATATGCCATTATTTAGCTATTTTACCCAATCCTTTCGCATCCAAGATCTCTGCAATATTCAAAGAAACTGAGTATGTGACTCCCTTCTTCATCAATTTATGATCCTTTTCACAAAGAAATTGAACTTTTTTTGTTGATTGATCTACTTTTTTCAAATCAACTTTCTTTTTTCTGCCAGGGGCTTTTGATTCTTCTGCCATAATGTTATTAATTATTAAGGTGTTTCTATTGCCGCAATTGCAGTTGAAATAGTTCCAGTTACAAATGCAGGACTATCATTTCCTTTGATTATATTCAATCCTCTCCACTCAGCTAGTATCGTTCTAAGATTTTTTGTAAAATCATCAGAGTCAAGTCCGATTTGAATAGAAATTTCACCTTTTGAATAAACCGTATCCTTTGAACCGTCCATTGTTAAAAAGGTGTCTTGAGCGATACCATTATGCTCAACAACAGGAATACCGTCTAGAGTCATCATATCTCCTACCATCAACAATCGGTCTACATATTGTCCATTACCTGGATCGGCTTTAATCAATTTTAATGTAGTCATGTCTGTCGGGTTTACGACATGTACAGTCGGTAAAAAGTTAGCTGTAACGACTTGGTTCTTAGCCACTGTCAATACATCTACTAAGTTTGCTTGGGTTACAGTTCCAGCAAATACTCCGGCAGCAAATGCTGTTGCTTGTGTAATTATCCCGTTCAGATTCTGTCCAGTATTATCTCCCTGTAGGATTTGATCATCTACATCCAAATCCAATCGCTCGAATAATTCATTTTCAATCTCTGAGCGCATAAAATCAACATCATCCAACATTTCTGTCGAAACCTTAATATATGCAGTTCTCTTTTTTACAGTTTCAGACTCTACTACTAAATCGAAATCAATTTGATTTTTAAGAGTTCCTTCAGCTGTACCTCCAGGAGTCCCGTCAGGGTTTTGTTGCTCGACCCAAGAAATTACATTTGAAAGAGCTACGCCCTGATTTACGAAGTTTCTAATTCGAGTTTGTACACGTTGAATTCTATTTAAACCTGGAAGCCTTTGTTCAACTGGGACATTTCCTCCTGAAACGTTACCAGTGATAGTCATTGTGTCTGGAACTTTAATTGTAACTGTTCCTCCACGCTTATCTTTTATGACTGACAGATCTTCTTTTACAGCCTTCAATTCTGAATCCAGAGAGTTGTTTCCTGTTAAGGATACATCCCCTTCTTGAACTTCATGAATTCTTTTGATAGCAAGCCCCATTTCACCCATTGATTTAATCAACTGTGATAGGTTTTCTGCTTGTTTGTCTCGGTTCTCTTGCATTTCAGATTTAAGAGCCTCAATTAGCTCTTTGTTTTCTTCTGAAATAGCTTTTTTCAACTCTTCTCGTTTTTCGGTGTTGAACTCGTTGTAATAACCAGCCATTTCCTCGGCACTTGTGCCTTCTTCTTTTACTGTACCGTCTTCGTTTAGCACAGGCTCTTTAATTTGGTAGCCTTTTGAAGCTAACCATTCATTAAAATCCATTTTATAAATTTTTAAAGAAATTATACATTTGGTTGTTAGGGACTTTCCCTTTAACCGTTTTAATTGTTTGAGTGCCAGATGGCGGCTCGGCTTTCGCAGAGGTGTCTGTGACGGCCTCTACAGTTATCGTTGGAGTAGCTGAGTTTGATCCCTTTACTACTGCTGACCCTTCTATTATTTTTGCTTCTGTAACAACCCAAAAATACCCTTGATTTTCTGCATCTTCTCGGTTTGCTACTTGGTCAATATATTTATCCCATACTTCTTTTTCATTCTCATCATATCTGCTATCGCTGTTAATAGCTAGTTCCAGTGATACGTATCTCATACCAACTGAATGCTCTTTGACAAATCCGTTGGCGTATTGATTGAACATATATTCATTTCGATCTTTTGATATAACTGTATCAAATATTAGTGCCTCAGTTGTACCAATGAAATTTTGTCCTAACTCTTTCCAGTCCATTTCCTTAGTGGAAGCGGTTACATCATTTGATATTACATGGTCAAAGGTCATTTTATGTTCTTGTAATAAATACAGGTTTTTCTGTTCTTTTACAGACTTTTTCCATAATCCCTTTATATGTACATCAGAATGGCTATCCATTATGTTTGTAGAATTAATAACTAACGTAGCCTTTAATTCATTTACTCCAGATACATCGACCGCATCGGACTTTTTTACGCCTTCTCCCTTACCTGTAGTAGATACAATACAAATAACTGAATCCGCTTCTTTTGTCTGCATCTTTTTTGATGCAATCAAGTCAGATTTATTTTTTATCAGAGCCTCAAAAAGATCCTTCTTGCTTTCAAATGTCTTCCCTGGAAATTCTTTTGCTGTAATCATTTTTGAATCGTTTTTTTCTTTTTGTCCTCTAGGTCTTTCAGTATATTGTCCTTAGTCGGACAATCTTTCATTTTCAAAACCTTCTCTTCTATCTTATTTAGTTCTTTTTTATTCATCTGAATTGTTGTTTGTTGATCTCATTGACCCTATCACTTCATCATTTTCTGACAATTGCGGAAGGAATGGGACAACGCTTCTTATTTCTTCTTGTGTCATGTTCTCCATCAATCTCTCCAATAACTTAGGATCTAAGTTGTTCAATGAGTTAGCGAGTTCATTTGTAGTTGATTTTAAAACCTCTACACTTGTAAGGTCTACTTTTACAGACTCATTAACGCCTAATTTTTCAGATAGAAATTTTGACAAAGCTTTATCAAACTTATTTGCTAATGGCACATAAACATCCATATAAGCAGTTTTCTCTACTTGCTGATAGTTGTTAAATGTACTTTTCTCATTGTCATTAAATAAGATTGACGAAATTCCATATACTCCGCATAGTATTCTCAGACTTGAAACTATACCGTCTAATAGTTTTAAATCTGTTGGAGACATTCCCAATTGTACATATTTTACATTCGAGTTCGTTACATGTACCCCGTTGTAGTTTTCTGGGCCTCCTGTAGCTTCTTTAAATGCATTATTTAATGCTTCTTTCTCTGGTTTCAATAAAGGTTGATCCGACCCATTACTCAAAACACCAACTATACCTCTATTTTGAAATATAGCTGCTTCTGCTTCGAATTTCTCCATTGAAGACCTAACAACAATCCAAGCGGCCTGTAGTCTGCTCAATCCAAATTTAAGCTCTTGATAATCTTGAAAATTTACAATATTACTCTCCTTTACGTGAAGTACGTCTTCTGGATTGATTTTAACTGTACCGCCTCCAGGTTTTGTATAATCATATCGAATTATATCCCCTGATTTAGAACATACTATCTCAACATTGTTTGTTATCAATGTTCTTATCTCTTTTCCAACACCTCCGACACCAGACATATATCTGATAAATGTATTCCCTGTAGTTGAGAGATATTCATTGCATTGCTCCCTAAACTCTATTTCGTCCTGTTCTGAATTGGGGTTTTTAATCAACTGAAGTACTTCTGAATCCTCTTGATTTTCAAACTCTTCACCATTTGAGTCGTATGCTTTTCTATTTATTGAAGCTGAAGTAAATGATATTTTTTTTATTATCATGTAAACTAATGGATTTTCTCCGTAAGCCTCAGTAAATTTGTTGTAATCGTATTTCCCCAAAAAAACGCCACTTAAATAGCTACCTATAAGGCGAAAGAAAGTCTGTTTACCTCCAGTCAATGAATAGGTATGACTTTTATTTACTGCCGCATTGTACAGTCTTTTAATAAGATTGTCTGCCATTTATCAAAAATGTTTCATGTAAAAATATGATTTTTTTTTGACTTGATTATTATCTAATCAAACTTAGTGATTAAAAACTAATCAAATACAAACAAAAAAAACCCACAATTTTTTTGTGGGCATATAAAAAATAAATATAAGTAATGGGGCGCGATACTCAGGAGATACGGGCAGTACTCCATATTCTTAGCTGTCTTCATCCTTCTTCTTCCATAATATTTAATTTACTTATTGTGGTGATTGGTTATGGTGTTACTAAATCGGTTAGTGTGTTTTATTTGGTTGTTGTGCATAATACTACATTCGTTCTCCGTAAAGGTTTATTTTGTAGTTATCACACATTTTATTTAAGTGGTAATAGTATTCTTTTCCACTTCCTTTTAAGTGGTATTTTAGTTCACACATTATTTTGTGATACCACCAACCAATAGGTTTTCTGAATTTTGTTTTTACTTTACTCCAAGCCATTTTATTTATTTTTATAAGTTAATACCGTACTATGCACAACAATATGTAACAGGCATTAAAACGACCTGTTACACGACCTCGTTATATGCAACTAATCTGTTTAGTTACACTTTCAATCTCTTTAGTTACTCTGCTGTGTTCACTTAAAAAGAATGGATTTGTTTTCTCCCATTCTCCATATAAGACATTATAAAGCAATCATTTTTCTCTTAGTTGTAGTTTTGCTAGTTTTCTTTTTAGCTTTCTGCGTTTTAAATATCTCCGTAGCATATAACATTGTTTAAAATTCATTAAAACGAAATTTTACACTTACCATTAGCCACAATTAGCTTTTTTAAATTCACTAATCATAAACTCATCACTATACAAGTAAACATCTTTCCAGTTGTCCTTCTGCCATTTCCTAAAAGCTAACAGTTCACGTTGTTGGCTAACATCACCTATGCCCAATAATTTTAACTTAGCTTCGTGGTATTCTTTGGCGTAAGTTTCTATATCGGTTATCATATCTTTAATTTCTTGATTGTCTGTTAAAGCATCGTGCATTCCATGTACATACTTCTTTGCAATTTGTTCTGCTGTCATTGTTTCAGTTTTTTAAGTCGTTAAAATTACGTGTACATAGCCAAACCGTTGTGACGCAATTAAAAAAGCGCACAACATCAAGTATAAAACAATTGACATTATTCATATTCTACCTCGTTTAAACCTTCGGCTTCTAAAGCTCTGTAAAGTTCCGCTACTGCTATTTTTACCGATGAAGGAGCGTATCCGCCACTTGTACATACCTCAAAGTACATTATAGTTTCTTCACCTAAATAATCTTTGCCTCTAATCTGTATAGAGTAATCACCATTACCGCCGATAATTACGTTCATCTTGCGTTTGTTCTCGTGGAAGTTTTTGTCTTTTAATGCCATAATATCACCTGTTTATACTCGTACACATTGTAATCACATTTAAAAACGTGTTACAACAACGTATAAAATTTATAAAAGGTCTGTATCTGCTAAATAATTTCCTGATGCTAATAAAAAAACAGATAATGGTAATACATACCAAACGTCTTTAAATACTTGCATCTTTGTTAAATCATCGTTCATAAACCAATATACTGCTGGATAAAATATAGATAAGATACCTAATATTATTAGTAATAACCCAAAGTACTCTTTAAGTTTTTTTATTATTTTGTTCATTGTTTATTTATTTAGTTTTGTTCTTAATCTCTTTTACAAATCTTATACAATTTCGTTATAGGGCATTTAGTTCAGCACTTAATTTAGCCTCTTCCCTTTTAAGATAATCTTTTATTAGTGATTTAACTGTTGACATAAACTCACTATTATTTGTTATTGACACATCGTATGAATATTCAGGTGCGCCACTCTGATATCTTTGTACAGATACAGAATCTATATTTTTTGTTCTATCAAGGTCTTTTAATTGTTTCCTTATTTTCTCAAGATTA